ATTCTTAATTTCTACCCCATCAAGATATAGCTTGTTATCTCCAATCGTGAGTTTTTGTAATTCCATCTTCCCTCCTAACCTACCATTTCAATCAACGGCAGTATCCCCTTTGATTTAAGGAAGTCATACAAGAATAATCGTCCCTTTTGAGTCCAGTACATATGCGTTTTCGCTCCCTGACTGCCATCTGGCTTATTGTAGTTTTGCGTCTTTGTCTGCGTGTATCCTTCGCTTTGATACTTTGCATACAAAAACCACACGCCAGACTGGTTATACTGCACACCCAGCTCATGCAACTTCTTATTCATGCCTTTCGCACTCATACCATAATCTTTCGCAATCTCTGTCACCGATAAAAGGTCTCTACACTGTAAAATAAGATCGTAATAGGTCGCTTTTGGCTGAAGCTCTGCTATCTGCTGCGTCTTAATGCTATTATCTAGTTGTAATGCTTCGAGCTTTTCCTCCTGCTCAAGTGCCAGTTGCAATGCCTCTTTTAGTGTTCTTGGCACTTGCACACCGTAGGCCCCTGTCCTTCTGATACTTGGCAAGACTTCTTCAAACACCCAGCGTTCAAATTTTTCTGCTGACGGCAATTTGCTTGATATGATTAAGCGATACAAGTCCCCTTCTGGGATAAATACTGTTTCCTGCATTCTTCCGAGACGATCAGTGATGGGGGTACGAATCATCCCGTCATCTCTACAATGTCGTGTGACTGCCTTATGTGGCTCACTATATCCTAATGCTCTTGCCACATCCGTACCTGCAAAGTAAGGTCTTCCATCAACATCTAAAGTTCTAACTTCTCCAAATTCAGCGTTACTAAAAATTTGTAATCCTTCCATTCTTCCTCCTTTTCTTTATTCGGTTTTTCCGAAATTATCACCTAAAAAAATTTGCCCTGTTCTGATTTCAAGGGCATTTGCAATCAAACTTATCGTATTATATGACGCATTTCGTAGATTGTTGATGTCATTCTCGTAACTCCAGATAGTCCTTGTTGAGACATTAACTTTTTTAGCCATCTCCTCCTGTGAAAGACCTCTCAATTTTCGCCATTGTGCCAATGTAAGAATTTGCATTTCTATATATTCCTATCCTTCCTCCCCGTCATACCGATAGGACAGTATCTTGTAGTTATCTTAGAAACAGCCAAAACAAGCCAATTATAATGATTACTAATCTGAAAGTATAAAAGGCCAATTTTACAGATTTCCATAACAATGTCTTCATAGTGCTTGTCACAAGCACGGAAAAGTGATATAGTACCCCTTAAGGGGCGGGGCTTTCGCCCCTATGTTATTAATTGATACTGTGTAGTATCATCATAATTATGGACACGAGAGTTCCGATCTCTAGTACCAACCCGATGAGCTTTCTAACTAACTTAGTGAGCTCATCTATTTTTTTATACCACTTTTCCATGTCTTCTTCTCCTTTCTCTTCTCTTTGTGCTTTTCTCAAACACAAGTGTAGTATAGCATTCGGTTATTCCGAAGTCAAGAAATTTTTTTCGTAAATCCCGAAATTTTTATCTTTTTTTATGTTATATATTTCATTTTTGCCGAATATATGATATTATGTAGCTACGGAGGTACAGCTATGTTTGCAAAAAACTTAAAATACTTACGCCAGTTACATAACATAGATCAATTACAACTTGCGGAAGCTTTAGGGCGAAAAAGTGCGTCATCCATTAGCGAGTGGGAAAGTGGAAAGTACACTCCTAAGATTGGAGTATTATCTATGATTTCCTCGTATTTCAATGTTGACCTTGATGATATGATGACTAAGGACTTAGAGCTCGAAAACTCAACGCAGAGTTGGTCTGATCAGACTAACACTTCCGACACTGATCCTGAAGCCGTAGAGCTAGTACGGTTTTTATCAGATAATACGGAATATAAAGAACTGATAACATCCCTTAAAGATGTGAGTAAAGACGATTTAAATGCAGTTAAAGTAATCGTGGACAGATTGAAAGACAAAAAAGATTAAATTATGATAGGAGGTTTTATCATTATGGGTTTTTTCGATAATTTCAAGGGGGCTCAATACAAAGCTGAGCTTGAACGACTGGAACAGGAGTATATTCAACTCAAAAATTCAATTACGCCTGAGATGCAAGATATCCTAGACCACAAGAGTGAGATTGCAAGATTACAAAGTGATATTGGCAGTTTAAATGCTCAGATTTCTAGTATGAATGAGGATATAGATAAATTAAATGGCGAAATAGAGCAAAAAAGCAAACACATTATATGGCTCGATGAGGAGACTGTTGCACAAGAATGCGGACTCTACCAACCTACTTTTGAGTTTGCATCTTCTCTTGATTATAAAGATGCTTTATCTAAGCTCAGAGCGGAGCAAAAAGAATTAATTAAGCTGGGGAAAGCAGTATTAGGAAATAATGAATGGACTGTAAATGGTAGTACAGCACAAGGGAAAAAGATGGTGAATGACACTCAAAAGTTACTTTTAAGAGCCTTTAACAGTGAATGCGACGACTTAATTGCAAAAGTCAAATACACAAATTATGATGCGACATCAAGTAGAATTTATAAATCAGCAGACACTATTTCTAAGCTTGGCAAAATTATGTCTATTTCCATTACGCAAACCTATCTTGATGCCAAGATAAAAGAGCTAAGGCTTGCTTATGAATACCAGATTAAAAAACAGGAAGAAAAAGAAGCACAAAAAGAAGCAAAGGCCGAACAAAAAGAACAAGCAAGAGTTGCCAGAGAACTTGAAGAACAAAAGAAGAAGATTGAAAAAGAGCAAACCCACTATAATACGGCATATGAAAAAGTTCTTGAACAGTTGAAAAAAACGCCAGATAATCCTGATTTGATTGAAAAGCAAAAAGAGCTAGCCAACCAACTAGACGATATTGAAAAAGCACTAAATGATGTTGATTATCGTCAAGCTAATATGCGTGCAGGATATGTATATGTGATTTCTAATATTGGAGCTTTTGGAAATGATGTATATAAAATAGGAATGACGAGAAGACTTGAGCCTATGGATCGAATCGATGAACTCGGTAGTGCTTCAGTTCCATTCAACTTTGATGTCCACGCAATGATATTTTCTGATGATGCTCCGGCACTTGAAGCGGCCCTTCATAAGGCTTTTGAAGATAAAAAGTTAAATATGATCAATCAAAGGCGTGAATTCTTCAAGGTTACTCTTGATGAAATAAAAGAAGTTATCAAGAAAAATTTTGATAAAACTGTAGAATTTAATGACATTCCAGAAGCTGAACAATTTAGGGCAAGCTTAAAACTACGAAAAGAAACATTATAATTATACTGTGGCTTGACTTTCTTACCTTTGAGGATTATATTAGTCTCAGTAGAGTTGCCCAGTCAATGCGTTGGGGACCAAGGTCGAGTCAATTAGCTTTCTGATTGTTTCGGCCTTTTTTATTTTTAATTGTCAAGGGCTTTGTCATGGAAGACGACGGATATTATACAGTGGTTCTCAACCCTGCCTTGTCTGCAGACACGAACAGGAAAACCAAGCTACACGAGATAAAGCACATACTAAGAAGAGATTTCGACAAGGCCGACTGCGATCAGGTCGAAAATAATGCAAGAGGAGCTTAGAGAGAAGTTTTGATGAAAAAATTAACAACACAAGAAGCAGAACAACTCATTAAGATGCTAAAGAAAACTATTGAGAAAGAGATTCATTTGCCATCGAAAGGGACAAATATTAGGTTTGATGTGCAAGGTAGAACAAAGAAACATATATTTTCAATATCTCTTTATCGTGGTAAAATAAATCCTAATAAAGGTAATTTTACTGCACTAATTAAAAGAAATAATACTGTATTACTTTCTTTAGATACTTCATCTACAGCAAAGCATATGAATCCTGATGGGCAAATTATTAAGGGACCTCACTGGCATATATATACTGAAGAATATGGACGAAACTATGCATATCCTGCAGTAAATATTACTGATAGCGATTTTGTTAAAAACACATTGCTATTTTTAGAGGAGTTTCATGTAATTGAGAAGCCCAAAATGACAGAACAAGTATCTTTTAATTTATAAACAGAATGAAAGGAGGGAATATATATGGATAGAATAAATAATTTAATGAATCAGTACTTCGATTGGTTAAAGGAGCAAGCCAATGCTACGAAAATAGGTGAGTACTATGAAATCAACTCTCCATTTTTGGATAGTCAGAATGACTTTATGCAGTTATATGTTAAATTTGAAAATAATAAAGTCTACTTCACAGATGATGGTTTTACTATAAATTCCCTCGTTCAAAGAGGGTTGAATTTAACATCAAAGCGTATTCAGCAGATAAAAAGCACTATTGCTCAGTTTGGTATAACTTTAGAGGATAAGACTTGCCTTGTTGCTGAAGCTTCTGCACATAATCCTGAACAACGGATGCATATGTTTATCCAAGCAATGTTAAGATTAGATAATATATTTTCTAATCTCCCGGCACATTCGACATCCACTTTTATAGATGATATAAGTGAGTTCTTCACTCAACGAGATATTTATTGTCTTAAGAATGTGAAGTTTTCCGGCGGTACCGGCTTTGATCACGTCTATGATTTTGCATTCAGTCCATCAAAAAGACACCCTGAGAGGTTGTGTAATGCTATTAACACTCCTAGTAGAGCTACTATAGATAGTTCTCTATTCTCATGGGTTGACACAAAAAAAACGAGAAGCGAAAATTCTCAGTATATATTACTTTTAAATGATGAAAATAAAATTCCGGAAAACATTTTAACAGCTATTTCCAACTATGAGGCCACTCCTATATTATGGAGTGAGAGAAACTCTGAAAAGAATTTGGATATACTTGCATCTTAATAACTTTTATTACGTTTTGCTGCAATTAGGTTGAAGGTGATGTAAGGGGGCTTAGAGGGAAGGTTTAATTTTTATTTATAAAGGGTGGGATAAATGAATAATAATTATACGGAAGAAGTATTCGAAAGTATTAAGCACATAAACGAATACGGACAAGAGTTTTGGTATGCAAGAGAGTTTCAGAAAGTTCTTGAATATACCGAGTGGCGTAAATTTTACGGTGTTATTGAAAAGGCGAAGACTGCCTGTTCTCAAAGCACCAACAATGCTAACGACCATTTTGTCGACGTAGACAAAATAGTACATCTTGGGGTGGCCGATAGAGAGATACAAGATGTTGTGTTATCTAGATATGCTTGCTATCTCATTGTTATGAATGGCGATAGCAGAAAAGAAGTCATTGCTCTTGGGCAAACTTACTTTGCAGTAAAAACAAGGCAACAGGAATTGATTGACGACTATGAACATCTTACAGATGATCAGAAAAGACTTGCTATCCGTAAGGAGATGACAGAGCATAATAAACAACTTGTAGCTGCTGCAAAAGATGCCGGCATTGAAACTTCTCTTGATTACGCCATATTTCAAAACTACGGATATCAGGGGCTCTATGGCGGCCTTAAAGCTTCAGATATACACAAACTAAAAGGACTTAAAAAAGGCCAACAGATTCTTGATCACATGGACTATGAAGAACTTGCAGCCAATCTTTTTAGAGCTACACAAACTGAAGCTAAGCTAAGGCGTGAAAATATACAAGGTAAAGCAAACGCAAATCAGACTCATTTTGAAGTAGGTAAGAAAGTACGAGATACTATAAAGGATCTTGGGGGAACAATGCCAGAGGATTTACCTACACCTGATAAGAGTATTAAGCAGATAGAAAAAGAACAGAAAAAACTGGAGAACAAACAAAAAAGATAACCCCAGGCACATAGGAATTCTAAGCGTTAAGCCTACTCCAATTCAGGAACCCAGTGTTAATCCTTCACAAGTTATCTATGATTATATTTTATGTTTTACACATTGTTTTGTCAAGTTTTATAATATTAATTTTTTATTTTTAATTGTCAAGAGCTTACAAGATAAGGAGGAATACAATGAAGTTTGGATTGAGAACACCGAGTTTGAAGAAGTCAATCAGTGCAAGAACAACGGGAAAGGCAAAAAGAGCGGTGAAGAAGGCTCTGATTCCTGGATATGGAAAGAAGGGTACTGGGCTATTACACCCAAAAAAGGCAATCAAGAATAAGATTTACAAGAAGACCACCTTCAGCATATGGGATTTATTCAAGTAAACAAAAAAGATAACCCCAGGCACATAGGAATTCTAAGCATTAAGCTTACTCCAATTCAGGAACCCAGTATTAATCCTTCACAAGTTATCTCTGTTTTATGTTATAATAAATAAGCAATAAACCTTATTCTTTAAGGACACAATTTCACTTAAAGAGATAACCTTATCCTTTAATATGAAAGCAGATATGTCATTTACGGCATTCCTAATATTTTATACAAGACTCAATTAAAAATGTGAAAGGAGGTGTTTTAATGCCAAGCGTTTCCGTAAAAGTAAATCCAACAATATTAAACTGGTTGATGCAAAAAGCCCAGCAAGGCAATGTTGGTAGTTCTGTGATAGATTTAATAAAAAAATGGATATCCGGAGAAAAGGAACCTACTTTCAATCAAATTGAAACTGTAAGTAAGAATATAAACATTCCTTTCGGTTATTTCTTCTTGGATAAACCTCCAGTGGAAGAGTGTAAGATAGTTGATTTTCGTACAGTTGACAGTATCAGCATTCATAATCCAAGTAGAGACCTAATAGATACTGTTGATTTGATGTCTAGCGTGCAAGAATGGATGTCAGAATACAATAGGGACAATGGAGCATCTGAGTATGTATTCGTTGGGAGTGTAAAAACAACTGATGATGTTATACATACGGCCAAAACTATTAGAAAAGAATTAAACTTGAACCTGAATTGGTTTGAAGATTTTAGAAATGCAAGAGAGGCATTTAACAGCCTGCGTAATACTATTGCCGACATTGGCGTTATTGTTATGATGAACGGTATAGTTGGTAATAATACGCACCGTCCTCTTAATGTATCCGAGTTTAGAGCATTTGCCCTAACAGATCCATATGCACCACTAATTTTTATCAATTCAAGAGATGCAGATAACGGGAAATTATTCTCTTTATTGCATGAATTAGTACATGTTTGGATAGGGAAAGATAATTTTTATAATGATGTATATGGATTATCTCAGAAAGTCAGTAAAGAAGAACAATTCTGCAATGCGGTGGCAGCTGAAATTTTAGTTCCTGATTCTATTTTTATAGATGAATGGTCCAGACAAACTGGAAGTAATGAAACAATTATTTATGAGCTCGAAAAAAAATTTATATGTAGTAGTTTTACACTGCTCATAAAAGCATTTAACAACCGTAGAATAGAAAAAGCCGAGTTTAATAGGTTATTAAATCTGTTTAAAGGACAATTTGAAGCAATGCTAAATCAGAAACAAGAGAAAATATCCGGAGGTGGTGATTTTTATAGAACACTTGCCACCAAATGGGATAGAAAGGTTATTCAAGCAATGTATTCTGGCGTACAAAGCGGAAGAAATCAATATAGAGATGTTTATCGCCTTACAAACACTAACGGAAAAACCTTTCATGAACTTGTTAGAAAGGTGGGTATTGTTTAATGTCGGAAATATTTTTACTTGACTCAAATACTTTCATTACACCTTATAGACTTTATTATTCATTTGATTTTGCGCCCGGATATTGGCAACAATTAGCTACATCTCTACAACTTAATAATGTAGTAGTTTTAGATGTCGTTTTTAAGGAGGTTTCAAAGATGGAGGATGAATTATCTACTTGGATAAAAAATCTGAACAACTTTAAACCACTGTCGACAAGAACATCATCTATTCTTGTAAATTATGGAAAAGTACTTAACTATGTACAAAGCTGCGGTTTATATAAAAATGAAGCACTTAGAAATTGGTCACAAGCATACGTTGCTGATCCATGGCTAATTGCCGTTGCAATGGATCTAAACGCTACTATAATCACTGAGGAAACTCCAGTTGGTTCCGGGCTTTCGACAAAAAATCCATCAAGAAATGCAAAACTCCCAGATGTAGCAAAAAATTTTGGAGTAAAGTGTGAAAATCTATTTTACTTTATGAGACAAATGAATTTTAAACTCTGAAACTAATTAAAAAAAGCCACCCGGACAACCAGATGGCCAAACATACCTCTGCAAGTTACTACTCACACCGATATGCCCTAGACAAGCTATATTATACCATGTGTAGTAGCACCTTGCAACAGGTGTTATTTTTATACCCAAATTTAAGGAGGTACAGTATGGCAAAGGCCAAGTATACCAAAACCAAATCAGGATACTTTCGGACTAAAGTATGGGACGGTACATACAATGCGGATGGATCTAAGCACAGAATAGATGTCACATCTAAGAAGTCCAGTGCCGATCTGGAGCGTAAAGTAAATGAAATTAAGAATCGTGTAAGTCAGAACGACTTTATAGCATCAAGCAATGAGACTGTATATGACTATGCCCTTTACTGGCTAGATACTTATAAATCCGTAAAATCAAGAAATACATACTTGTCATATAAGCGAACTATAGAATATCATCTTCAGGACTTCTATGCTCTTAAAATGCAATCACTTACAAGAGGACACATTCAACAACTTATAAACTCAAGATTTGATAAGCCTCGTACCTGCAAGCTTATAGCTCTTGTTATAAAGCAAATTGTAAAGTCTGCTATAAAGGACGGTATACTTGCCCCTGCTTCTTACGAAACTGTATGCACTGATATAGCACTTCCAAAATACACAGCAAAAAAGAAAGCTGTTATACAGTCGGAAGTGCTTGATAGCATACTTGATATAGATTTTACAGACAGAGAAAAATGCTTTCTATACATCATATACGGCTGTGGCCTAAGAAGAGAAGAGGCTCTTGCACTTACTAAGGATGATATAGACTTTAATGCGTCTGAAATAAGTGTGTCAAAAGCTTTATGCTTTGACGGAAATAATGCTTATATAAAAGAGCCTAAGTCTCAGCGTGGTTACAGGCGTGTACCTATGCCGGCATTCTTGCAAGAATTCTTGCAAGCCTATACGCAAGTATCAAGCTATAATCTCATTACTAAGCAGGACGGAAAGCAAATTACTGCAAGTAGCTATGTAAAAATGTGGCAATCAATACAGAATAAGATAGATAATGTTTTAGGAGTTGGATTCTCTAAAGAAATTACAGCACACTCTTTTAGACACAATTACTGTACAAGGCTTTGCTATCAAATACCTTTGATCAGCACTAAAATGATTGCAAAATTGCTAGGGGATGATGAAAAAATGGTTATAGATGTATACAGCCATATACTTGAAGAAAAAGAAGATTGTCAGTCTGCAATCACTAATATTTTTAAGTAAATCTGTGCGACAAAATTGCGACATTACGGTTTCAAAAAGGCACTTTGCGACACTTTTGCGACATCAAATTAACATAAAAACCGGGTAAATCAATGTAGTTCGCCAATTAAAAAAAGTGGCTCAAAGCCTTATAAATCAAAGCTTTAAGCCACTTTCGTATTCCTGAGACACCCGGGACTCGAACCCGGGACAACTTGATTAAAAGTCAAGTGCTCTACCACCTGAGCTAGTATCCCATAAATCAGTATAGATAAAACAAAATGCCTTGGACCGGAATCGAACCAGTGACACGAGGATTTTCAGTCCTCTGCTCTACCAACTGAGCTACCAAGGCATAAATTGCGGGGACAGGATTTGAACCTGCGACCTCCGGGTTATGAGCCCGACGAGCTTCCAGACTGCTCTACCCCGCGTTAATATATAAACTCATCAGAAGCGGGGTACCGTCTCTGATGCAAAACAAATGGGGGAAGGTGGATTCGAACCACCGAAGGCGGTGCCAGCAGATTTACAGTCTGTCCCCTTTGGCCACTCGGGAATTCCCCCTCACTTGCTGTTTTAGGCACAGCAAAAGCCGATGATCGGACTCGAACCGATAACCTGCTGATTACAAATCAGCTGCTCTGCCAATTGAGCCACATCGGCATATTGTGTAAAATGGGACCTATAGGGCTCGAACCTATGACCCTCTGCTTGTAAGGCAGATGCTCTCCCAGCTGAGCTAAGATCCCATAAGCAATACACACATATTATACTGTATTCAGATGACTTTGTCAAGCTTTTCAACCTTTCAAACATCTGAGCGACCCGGATCGGACTCGAACCGACGACCTCCGCCGTGACAGGGCGGCGCTCTAACCAACTGAGCCACCAGGCCAAACTGAAGATATACCTTCAAAACCACATATCAAACACCATCTATCCATTTCCAACCAATCCGACTTGT